TCAACTGGCGGAAGCTCAGAGACCCAACGCAGGAGAACTACGACAATAAGCCGTGGCGCGCGCAGCTCACCGTCCTGGTGCAAGAGGACGAGGAGATACGCGAGGACGCAAAGCGCGTCTGCAAGACCAACCTTCTCGCGCTGTGCTGGGTTCTCGGCTTTTGTCTTATCGACGAGCACGATCACCACGAAGCCCTTGAGTTCTTCATCCCCAAGGAACCAGGTCTGACGCTCGACGAATGGCTGGCTCACGCGCGGCAGTACTTCAAGCGCCAAGGTTCCCTGCTGTGGCCGCGCGGCGTCTTCAAAACCACCATCAACCTGTGCAACTGTACCCAGCTCATTATGTGCTGGCCGTCGAACATTGCGATCATGGTCATGACCGGCCGCAAAGATTTGGCCATCGACTTTGTTGAACAGGTCGGCGGATTCTTCTATAAGCCCAAGGGCAGGCCTCCGACACTCTTCCAGGCCATCTTCCCCGAGCTGTGCGTCGAGAAGATTGCCGACGCCGGGGAGTTCACCTCACCGATCCGGCAACTGGAGCCGCGCATCATCGAGCCTGCAATCTGGGCCGAGAGCGTGGAGTCCGGCATCAGCGGCTACCATCCCAACGTGCTCGTGATCGACGACGTAAGCAACAATCGCAACTCGCAGACCTTCGAGGCGCGGCAGAAGATAACGAAGAAATACAAGCTCAACCGCAAAGTCCTCGTCGCCAAAGGCATCGAGATAAAAGTCGGAACCATCTACGGAACCGGCGACCTCTTCACCGACGAGATGCTCACCGCGCGCCCCGGCACGATCCGCCGACTCATCAAGCCGTCCCTCAGACTCAAGAACGGCGAACGCCTCGACGCGAACGGCTTCCCCGAAGAAGACGATATCGAGCTGCTATTCCCCCACATCCTCGACTACGACTATCTGCGAACGGAGTACGAGGCGGGATACGACAGCTTCATGACGCAGTACCAGCTCGACGAGTTTGGAGCCGCAGAAGTTGTCTTCTCACAAGATCAGATCATGATCGCGATGGTGGACGAGGCAACGATCCCGCTGGAAGGAACGATGTACCTGCACTGGCGCTTCCCTTGCATCAAGCGGCAGTGGAAGACGGCAGCGGCCGCAGTCGGCATCCTCGCACGAAACCGCTGTTACATCATTGAGGCCTCGCAGGGCCACTTCAAGCCCAGCGTCCTCGCGCAGAACGTCGTCAAGCTCGCGCGAAAGTACAGCCTGCATCGCATCTCCGTCGAGGATTCCCCCGGCGCTATGCTCATGCAGTCGGCCATCCGAAACTACGCGCTCACCGTGGGATGGGACGTGGCTATCACGTGGGTGGGTGGAGGAGAGGAGACCGAGGACACCGGAGAGCGCGACCTCCGCATCCGCAACCTCGAAGCTGTCCTGGCTGGAGGACGGCTCCTCTTCAACGCCGACATGAAGCAGCGGAAGCTCCTGATACAGCAGTTCCAGCAGTACGGCATGATCCCAGAGTTTGAGCTGCCCGATGTGGTCTCGCGCATTGCCGACCACCTTCCGCAGTCCATCGCAGCCGAAGACCTCGACGACGAAGATGCGGCATGGATGGCCGCGCGCGAGACCGACAAGTACAACATGCTTTACGGCCGAGGCCTGTACGCGCGACCGGAGCCAGAGCCGGAAGAGATTGCCTACGAGGAACCGGGAATCGAAGATCAGGCCGTGATGTCAAACGGTCTCGAAGTGCAGATACCAGGACTGGAATATTGAATAGCGAGATCCATTGGGGAATTACGGAGGACGACATAGGCCGAACGCACATTCTCCCTGTCTTCAAATGCAGCGGGTTCAAAACGAAACGCGAGGCGAAGGCCTTCGCTCAACGATTGGAAGATGATCCCGACGCAATCTCTTTTACCGATGAGGAGGAGGGTGGTGATGTTGTCAGGGCCGTAAGCTTCGGCCATCAACTCTCCTCAAAGTGCCAGTGTCAGCCAGAGCAGAAAGACGGCCAGATCGTACACAATGTGATCCAATGAAACCAAAACGCTCCGTCGCGCTCAAAGGCCTCCAACTCCCCTCGCTGGAGCAACTACTAGATGAGGTGATGAACTACATACCCCGCGAGACTTTTGACCTTGCGAACGAAGCCAACCGGGAAAGACTACGCAACTGGATTCGACATGTAGCCACGCGTATCAACAACTGCCACGTAGACGCCATGAGTGACGCCGTGCGACAAGCGGTAGAAGATGTGGGAAAGATGTACGTCAACCCGAAGCATTACGAAGATCGAAAGAAAAGCCTCGCAGCCTCCGCAGAACGGCGCAAGCGCACCGCCGCAGAGAAGGCAGAGCGCGACGCGAAGACGGCAGTCTTCGACGGCCGACCGATGCTCTCGAAGAGGCCGCAATGAGCAACGTTGTCTCCATCATCGAAAAGGAAGCCTGGGACGCCGCGCGGCTGATTGATACCTGCATCGAGCAAGTGATGCTGGAGGACTTCGGCCTCACGCGCGAGAAAAACACCGGCAACGTCGTCAAATGTATCGCCCAGATCGTGCAGGACGCGATAGACAAGACTCGTGAGCGAAGACCAACCTAGCGGGATCGAGTACTCGGAGAAACAAACCGCTTCGATGGCGCAACGCTTCTCCCGCCTGAAGCCGGTCGTCGAAGGTGACCTCTGCTGTCACTGTCGGCAGGACTGCGACGGGGAAGGCTTCGCCCAGGGGAACGCGACCGCCTACCGGATCAACGGACACCCCCTCTGCGCGCGCCCAGCCTGCTACGACGCCCGAATGATGGAGTTCACCGGCCAGCGCGGAGAGTGTTCCTGTGGGGCAAACGAAAAGCGAAAGATTGGCACTTTCGTCACATAGGGGTAATATCCCCTGCAAAGAGCGGAGGGACAAAACCCCCCAACGTTTCTAAGCAGTAATCGGAAGAGGCCGTTGCAGAGCAAGACCGCAGCCGAGCCCGTAACCCGAATTTTGGAGTTGAGTTGGTCTCCCATTTTTTGCGGTTTGAGGTTCCATCTGCATGTCAGCGTCGGCCTTGCTTTCCAAATCGAACTGGAGCGCGCCTGTCACTGAAGATGAAGTGACGACGCCGCGAGACCCTGCGATCCCGCCAAAGTACACCGACCCTGCAATCCTCTCCATCGTTGTTCAGGATTACGAAGCATCGAGCGCGTGGCTGAATGACCGCCGCTGGCCGCTCAACTGGAACGAAAACGATTTGCTCTACCAGAGCCCTCGCACATTAGCCGTCTTCGAGGGTTCCAGCGTCACAAGGGCAAACGTGTCACGTTTCTCCGTTGCCAAACAGGTGAACTCATTGGCCGCTGCAATCACAGCGGCCATTTTTTCTGACCCCACGCCGTTCGAGATTCGGCCCCGCCCCAGCTCTCACCAGGATTCGGCGCGCGCATGGAAGGAATTGATTAGTGAGCTACTCGACCAGATCGGATTCAAGCAGGAGTGCGGCTACGGCATCGAGAGTATGGTCAACCAGGGTACCGTCATCTTCAAAGGCGGATGGGAGACCGAAACCCGCATGGAGACGCACTATCTCCGTAAAGTGGCTCCCCCGCAGGTTGACATGCCGTTCGGCCAACCCATTACGGTATTCACCGAAGCGAGCGACGAGTTTGAGGCTATCGACCTTGAAGTAACCCGCAACCGCCCCACCTTCGAAAAGTGCGAACTAGGCACCGTCTTCGTCGATCCGACGTGGAGGAGCCCGAATCAAATCTGGAAGGCAAAGTGGATCGTCCACCAACGCTTCCTCAACTACGACGACCTTACCCGCCTCCGCGACAATCCCGCCTACGATATTCCCTCCGACGAAGTTCTCCGCGCCATCTTCATGCCCGATTCGGCCGAGCAGACCGAGAGCATATCGGACACCGAGCGCAGCCTCACCGCAAACACCAGCATCCACCACGCGGCAGAGCGCGACGACACCTACAGTGAAGATCCGTTGCTCAAGCCGATGGAAGTGCTGGAGTGGCACTCAAAGACGGATTGCCGCGTCGTCCTGCAACGCAAGTGCGTCATCCGCAAAGGTGGCCACGGTCTACCGGATAAACCATTCTTCTCCGCGAACTACTGGAACATCGACAATGCAGGCTATGGCCTGGGATGCGGCCGCATAGCGGGAAGCGATCAGAGGGTCGAGCAGGGGATGTTAAACGCAATCCTCGATATTTTGGCCTTTGCCGTTCAGCCAGAGTATGCCGTGGCGCGCGGCGCGAACGTGCCGACACAAGACCAGCGCCGCCGTCTCGGTGGCATCCGCATGGTCGATGGAATCGACGCCAGCAGAGCCATCTCACTCATTCAGCAACCGCAGGTTCCCCCCGACGCATGGCGCGCGATTCAATCGGTCATCGGATCAGGTGAGAGCGCGACCGGCGCGGATCAGGCCACCGTCCAAGGTTCTATTCCAGGTCGCGGGTCGAGCATCGTACGCACTGGCACGGGAGCTGGAGCCGTAGCAGCAGCATCGAGCACACGGCTCCAGTCGCCGGTCGAACGCTTCTGCGATGGCGTGTTGATCCCCTACCTGAAATTCCTGTACGCGATGATTAAAGAGCGGATGCCGATAAGCGAGATCCGCGCCGTCCTCGCAGAGCGCACCGAAGACCTCGTACCCGACTTCCAAGACTTTTTGGAGATGCCGGTCAAGTTCGAAGTGTTGGCAGGCACCAACCTTGCCGCGCGC